GCGGCGGCGTAGGCTGCGGCGACGGCGCGGGCGTTGGCGTCGGCGTCGGCGCGGGCGGCGGCGAGGGCGGCGGCGAGGGCGACGGCGGCGTCGAGTGCGGCGGCGCGGGCGCGGGCGGCGTTGGCGCGGGCGGCGTCGAGGGCGGCGGCGCGGGCGGCGTCTAAATCAAGTGTTTTCATTTTGACTCCACGTCGTAAAAACTCCGATGAGGTCATCGGGTAGGTCAGCGTTGCGGCAGTCGACGTCGTGATCGACGTGACCGCAGCACTCGCACTGGTCGGGGCCGTTGTCGTCACACTCGGTCGCCCAATCGCGAACGGTGCGGGTTTGGTCTGCTGCGCGCATGAGATTGAGGGTGTCAGGGGTCCAGATCATTGTTGCTCCCGTTGTGGTGGAAAAAAGCCCCCGGCGTCGTCGGGGAGAACCAAGCACCGGCCAAGGTGCGATCCGGCTCGCCAGAGGGGAGCCAGCGGGGCCGGAGTCATTTAGCGGCGACGCCGTCGGCGAGGCCGGCGACGTCGGCGTGGGCGGCTTTGGCGGCGGCTTCGTGGGCGTCGTCGGCGGCGAGCAGTGCGGCGCGGTAGGCGGCGAGGGCGGCGTCGTAGGCGGCGTCGCGGGCGACGTCGCGGGCGTCGCGGGCGGCGTAGGCGAGGGCGTTATTATTCTTCTGCTGCATTGTGGCTCCCTGTTTGTGGCCGCTTGGCTGCGGCACGGGCTCAAGCCGGGCTATCCGGCTGAGCTGCGTTGCGCGTGAGTGGCGGAGAGGGTCAGGCGGCGTTGCGGGCCGGAGGTCAAGCGGGGTAGGCTGTCTCGTTGCGAGCAACGCGATCAGCGCGGTTGGCTGCCGCGTAAACAGCGAACAAACGCACGCGAACTTCAACGCTTGCGTTTGCCTCACATGCGTCGTCGTATGCCTTGCGAGCGAAGTTGACGGCCGCGTATGCGATCTCGATCTGGTTCTGGCTGTTCATTTTGTAGCTCCCTTTTTGCTCGGCTGGCTTGCCTCGCCTGTTGAGTATGCTCTTGATTCTACACAGAGTCAAGTACAGTGCTAAAAAAATCGACCGTGACGACGTTAGATCATGCCGGGAAGCAGTGGCGTGTAGCCTCGATCCAGCCTGATCTGTGCTGCTGCGTGGGTGATTGGGTCGAGCTCTGCGCCCACGGCTCGCCGACCCTCGGTAAGTGCGGCAAGCAGCGTAGTGCCACCGCCAGCACACGGATCACAGACGAGGTCGCCGGGTCGGGAGTAATCGCGCACAATTGAACACATAAGGGACAACGGCTTCGCTCCAGCGACGGCGCTGTTCTGTTCCGTGTGCGAGAAATAGGCGCCTGGCAGACACCCCCAGGTGCTGAACGGCGCACCCCGTGGCCGACTCACCACAAGGTAAACGGTCCACGACGACGGGCCGTCACCGACAAGCCTGGGGCGTTTCTGAATGATCGGAAGCGGGGCGAAAGTGAAGCGCCCGAAGGCGCCTAGCGCGGCTTCATACGCAGGCACAAGATCGTGGGACGTCATCGCGCAAAGCCAACCCCTGCAGCGCGGCGCCCACGACGCGACGAATTCGCGCACGTCGTCAGGGGTCCAGTGGTGGTAGGCGAGATTGGTGCGTGTCGCTTCCCCTGTGAACGCAACAGTGGAGGCTGCCGCGTCGTTGTGTCCCATATGCGTCCTGCCCCCGTATGGCGGGTCCGTGATCACGGCGTCACACGTCACGTCTGCGAGCACGTCTTGCCAGCGGCCTAGATGGAGGGTCATGCGTGTACCGTCATTCGCTGGTAGCAGGCCCGCACAGCCCGCACGTCTTGCGCGCAGTACTCTGCGACCTCGTCAAGCCGACCTTGGCGCACCATCTCAGCGACCATCGATCCGTCAATGCCGCCTTTGCCTGGCACGCCCAGAGCGAGGCACAACGCATCAAGAGACACGCGGCCGCGTCGGTCATCGGTCCACAGTGCCATCGTGCAAACCCACGGTGATTCCCACGGTTTGACGTCGACGGCGCTAAATGCGCGGAGCAGAGCAACGCCTTGCACAATGCCGCGTTGACGGATCATGCTGCGATCAAACTCGGCGTTGTGGGCCACGATTTTCGACGGCTTCAGCGGCGCCATTTGTCGGCAGAAATTAGCAAGCATTGCTCTTTCCCCGTCGGGGTCGGTCAAGTCGCGCACAAGCGTGATCGGCTCGTCGTCGTCAACGGCATAGCCCATCACGACGAGTTCGCCGAATAGACCAGACAGTGATGTCTTTGCGATCTCATCGCTGGCTTTCTTCGCTGCTTTCTCGACGTCAGAGACGTCAAAATGCTTCGCGGCAAAATGAGCGTAGACGTCGGGGCGAGACGTCGGGATTGTCTCTGTGTCGAGGTAGAGGATCATGGCGTCACCACGATCGCGCCTGACGACTCAAGGGCAGCGCCGAACACGCGGCGAAGGCCATCAAGGCGCGCACTGCCAGGGCACATTGATTCACGCTCATAGTGGCCGATCGCAGAAAAAGAGCAGCCGACAAGGTCGGCAAGTGCTGCGAGCGTGAGGCCTTGCGACGTGCGAAGGCCGCGCAACTTAACGCCGTCGAGGTCGATTCGTGTGCCTTGCGGCGTGAAGAAAGTTCTCATATGCAAACTCCAAAGAGAAAGCCGGGGCTGTCACCCCCGGCGATGCGTGAATTCAGAACGGAAGGCCGTCTTCTTCTTCTGCTGCTGCTGCGGGTGCAGATTCTTCGACGACAGGCGCAGCCACAGCAGGCGCAGCAGGCGCAGCCTTCTTCTTCGCCATGAACGCGGGCGCCGTCGTCGCCTTTGCCGATGGCGCCTTCGCTGCGGCGTATTTAGTGACCTTGTTTTTTTCTGGGTAGTCGCCTTTGGCCTTGTCGATGCCAATCGTCACGTCGATCTCTTTGCCGATGCAGGGCGCAAGGTCGCTACTGCTGACACCACAGGCCATGCCCAAATCCTTCACTCGCTCAAGCGACGATGCGACCATATCGCGCATCTTCTCCCTCGTCGACGCGATAGGATGCGTGACAAACATCTTGCGCCCGTCGAGGGCACCGCCAACGAACGCCAGGCGAACGTTTAGATTTTTGATGCTGTCGTCTTTGTTCATTTCGATGTTCATCGCCTCGACGATCATCCGCGCCGTCTGTGCGGGGTAGACGTTGCTCGGGGCTTTTTTGATGTCGCTGACGTTGATGCCGATGTCGAGGTCATTCATTGCTTGCTCTTTTGTTTGTTTGTTGTTTGTTTGTTGCTGCGGGGGGCCAGTCCGCTGTCAGCCCAGGATTTTTTCGACGATGACGCCAAGGTCGCACGGCTCGATTGCTGCGAGTTTGCCCGTCCTATCCTTCGCCATAATGGTTTGCGTTTTTGCGGTCCTGATTTGCCGCGTGCCATCGGGCTTCATTTCAAGGCGCAAGACAGCGTCGAACGTGTACGGCATCGACTGCTTGAGCGAGTCCGCAGGGACGGACATCGCGTAGTGGTTGACCATCTCGGGGCGCTTGGCGCTTCCTTCGTTGATCTCCTTTCGGACCTCTTGAAAGATGAAAAGAACCCCAAGGTGTGCAACGTCGACCATCTGCCAGAGCACGCCCAACGTCGCCGACATCATGCCGCCGTACGCCTGTCGAGGGTCGGGGCTGGCCTCGAGTCGCGCCCTGAGCTCGCGGTCTGCGAGGTTGCTGACAGAGTCGACGACGCACCACTCGATCCCATTTGACGGGTCGCTGACGATGGCGACGCCTTCGCGTACGTCGGCAATTGAGTGGCACTCGCCAACCAAAACGCAGTCATCCTCGAGCATGTCCGGGCACCGCTCGCGCAATGACCGCAGCCCGTGCTCGGCTGTAAGGATCATGAGTTTTTTGCCCTCGGGCAGTAGTTGCCAGAGTGCTGCGATCTGTGTCGTTTTGCCAGTGCCAGATTCCCCATACAGGGCGATCTTCGGGGCGCGGCTGTCAATGGCTTGCGCTAGATTCGTTAGTCGTAGGGACATGCATTCTCCGTTGTTGCGTTTTCTTGTAGTCGCGGCTACAAGCGCTGTCAACAACCGAGGCAAACAAAATGGAACTACGGGACTACCAACAGGCCGCTGTCGACGCTGTGTTTTCTTGCTGGGGCCGAGCGCCAGCGGGCGCTTCACCCTTGATCGTGATGCCCACAGGGTCAGGCAAGAGCCCGACATTAGGCGAACTTGTGCGCGTGCTCGTCGAGGATTACTCCTGCCGCGTCGTCGTGGCGACGCACCGCAGAGAATTGATTTTCCAGGACTACAAGGCGATCCGCTCGATCTACCCGCAGGCACAGATCGGGATCGTGTCTGCTGGCATTGGGAAAAAAGAGTACGGATATGCAGTCACCATTGGCGGCATTCAGACGATGATCAACAAGCCTGATTTGTTGGGTTGTGTTGACGTGCTCATCGTCGACGAGGCACATTTGATTAGCCCCGTCGATGGCACTTCGTATCAAACATTGATCAAGACGCTGCGGGCGAAAAATCCCGATATGCGTCTTGTGGGCTTGACGGCTACGCCTTTTCGTCTCGGTCAGGGATATTTGACCGAGGGAGAAGAAGCACTGTTCACGTCGATCGCGTACAGCGTCGACGTGAAAAAACTTATCGTCGACGGGTGGCTTAGCAACGTCGTAACCGGCTATGCGACGGCGACGATTGACCTTAAAGGCGTCGGCACTCGCATGGGAGAATTTGCCGCCAACGATCTCGAGCTCGCAAGCGACGTCGACAAGATCAACGACGCAGTCGCTGGCGACATAAAAAAAGCCCTTGACGGTGGGCGCACAAGCGCGCTTGTTTTCGGTACGTCGGTCGCTCATGCGAGGCGCTTGGCGAACGCAACGCGAATGCAGGGAATATCAACAGAGACGATCACCGGAGAGACGCCACCCGGAGAGCGCGACGTGATTATTGCCGCGTTCAAGAGTCGCAAGCTGAACTGCATCACGTCTTGCGACGTTTTGACGACGGGCTTTGACGCGCCCGTCGTCGACGTGATCGCCCTTGTGCGTCCGACGATGAGCCCGTCCCTTTACGTTCAAATGACCGGGCGTGGCATGCGCACAGCGGAGGGCAAGATCGACTGCCTGCTCTTGGACTATGGCGGCAACATCGCTAGGCATGGGCCGATCGACAATGTCAGGGTGCGCCCTCGACCGCCTGGCGAAGGAGACGCACCCGTCAAAATATGCCCTGAGTGCTGCGCGTGCTGCGCTGCTTCGGCTCGCGTCTGTGATCATTGCGGGTACGCATTCCCTGACGTCGTCAGGAAGGCAAACAAAGAAGCATCGGTCTTGCCTGCCCTATCAGTGTCGGTGGTGATTCCAAAGCAAGAGCCAAAGCCAAAGCCAAAGCCAGAACCTCAAATTCACGTCGTCGGGCGTGTCGAGTGGCACAAGCACAACAAGCGGAACGCACCCGAGGGCACGCCGTCGACGCTGCGGATCGATTATTTTCCACTTGGTGAGTACGCTGCGGCACCTTGTGCTCGCGAGTGGATTTGCCTTGATCATAACGAGGGGTCTTTCCCCTGGGACAAGGCGTTTTCTTGGTGGCATCAACACGTCGATGCGCCTTTCCCTAACAGCGTCGACACGGCGATCGGTTCACTAAACAACGGATGCATGCGACCGGTTAAGCGCGTGACGACGTTGGTTGTCAAGGATTTTGACACCGTCATACACATTGAGCACGGGCCCGTCCGAGAACCCGGCGACGACGACGACGATGAGCCGCCGTCTTGCGTGTCATGCCATCGCCAATCGGAGGGAGACTGCGAAATGGTCTATAAGATCGATTTGCAAGGGCGAAAACTGTTCTATCGGCGATGTCCGCTCTGTCATCAGCGGTTTACCTTGTGGCTGCCGCACAGCGATCACCTCGAAGCAACCGCTGTCGACGAAAATGCATTCAATGATCAAGAGGATTTGCCGTGGTGATGACAAGCAATCTAGACGCTGCTCTTGCTTACGCTCGAAAAGGGTATCCTGTTTTTCCGTGTTCCGAAAACACAAAGATTCCATTTAAGAACACAAATGGATCGAAAGACGCAACAACTGACTTCGACAAGATCACAGAATGGTGGTCTAAGTTTCCTAACGCCAACATTGCAATGTTGACAGGTTCAATATCTGGTCTGTACGTCGTCGACATCGACGTTCCTGCAAGCGAGCTAATGCCGCGCCTGCCTCAGACTTGGACGGCACGGACCCGCAACGGTGGCTGGCACTTCGTCTATCGGTGTACGCAAGCGCTGCCAAACACGGCCAAGAACGCAAAAAACGCGCTGGCGTCGGACACTGATACGCGAGGGGAAGGCGGTTATATTATTGTATGGCCGTCGACGATGGACGGCAAGGGTTGGACGTGGACGAACGAAATTGACCCTGTTCCGCTCCCTGACTGGATCGTGGAAAAAGTCAGGCCGAAAGCGCAGTCGTTGCAGTTGCAGCGGGCGACGTTTTCGATGGCGTCGACGAAATGGGCACGCAAGGCGCTAGAGGTTGAATGCGACGACGTCGCTAAGACGGGCGAAGGCGGGCGCAATCACAATTTGCATCGAGCGGCTTTCAAGATCGGGCAGATCATGGGCGCCGGTCATCTGTCGCAGGACATAGCATTGTCGTCGTTGGTTGCCGCTGGCCTCGCTTGCGGTCTGCCGTCGAGGGAGGTCACAACGACGGTCAACCGTGGATTGCAACGCGGGATGATCAGCCCTCGAAGTCCAATCGACAATCGGGCGGCGTGGGTCGATCCTTTCCACGGGGAGGAGATCACGATCGGGGAGGTCGTCAAGGCGGAGGTCGTCAAGGCGGAGGTCGTCAAGGCGGAGGTCGTCAAGGCAAAACCGCCAGCCAGAGACATCGACGGCGACCGATGGCGCCTGTTCCATGGCGTCCGATCTCTTGGCGGTCTTTGTGATTCGTTCTCATCGTGGGTGATTCGAGGGGCCGATCATCCCCAACCAGGGCTTACGCTCGCGTCTCTGCTGGCCCTGGGCTCTGTGATGGCGGGACGACGGCTCGTATATCGCCGGGCGACCTCGAGCCTGTACGTCGTGGCTTTGGCTGCGTCAGGTGAGGGAAAAAATCGGCCGCAGTCATGTCTGGGTCGAGTTGTTGACGAGGTCTGGCCTTTGCTTCAGGGGCCGAATTCGTTTTCGTCGGGTCCGTCATTTACAGACGGCGTGCGGCGCGCCGTCGCCAACGGGACGGGAATCGTGCTTGTGCTCGATGAGTACGGGATGCAATTGGCGAACATGATGGGGCCGAGGGCTTCGAGCCATCGGCAGGATATCAAGCAAAGTCTCACCGAACTCTCTACCAAGGGCGTTGACATCTGGTCTCCGGCGTTGTCGCTGGTCAAGGGCGGGGGAAAACTGAACCTTGTGGCGCCCGTCGTCACGATCCTCGGGTCGACGACGCCGGAGTCTTTGCACAGCGTTTTGACGTCTAGCGACGTCGCAGACGGATTCGTCGGGCGCCATATCTGGATGAGGGCGCAGACCGTGCTGCCCGCTTGGCAGGCGCCAGAGACGAGACCCGACGACGATATCCCTCTTGACGTCAGGGGCGCGATCCTCGCACTGCGGGAGAGGCATGAGTCCTGGCATATGGCTCTGCCTGTGACGTCTGAGGGGGTCGACGAAATCAGGCTCTACGCTCCGCTACAGGTCGGCGAGGAGGACGACGCAAGGGAGATTTTAACAACGTGCAAATTGGAATGTGACGATTCCAGGCGCAGGGGCTTGAGGTTGGAGATTCCAGGCGCGGTGCTGGCACGGATGCCTGAATTCGCCAGTCGCATCGCCCTGGTGCTGGCCTACCTGTCACAGCCTGAGAAGATTGTGCCCGTCGTGACGGGCGACGTCGCCCGCGTCGCCGTGGCGCTGGCTGAGGAGTCTGCGGCGGTATTTGCCGCGTCGCTGGCGGACAACCGCAAGGCGTCGTGGGACGACCCAGAGGCACAGATCGACCTCGTCTTGGCTGCTATCCGTGAGGCCGGTGGGGATATCGGGCGCAGAGCACTGCTGCGGGCCTGTCGGCAGTTGACATCGCGCACTCTCGACGACATCATTGATCGGCTGGTCGACGAGGAGAGCATCACCGTGGAGAAAATTGCAGGAAAGACGCGCCCAACCGAGACCCTGCGCCTTTTGAGCTCTTGACGCGCTGCGTAGATAGTTCCGTCCGGCCCGCGCCAAACGAGAGCCGCCCAGAGATGGGCGGCTTTGTCGTTTCGGGACGGATCTATCTCCCCCCCTTCTCTCTCCTATATAAAGAAGAAGAATTCTCTTTCTGGACTCTCTAATTATAGGAGAAAACAACGCACCGCGTCACAAATAGCCTTAGCTGTCTGCCTGGCTGTTGGCGTGGCACACGCCGAAACCCCCGGCTCTAGACGGGGGAATGCGGGTTGGCGGTGTGGGGCGACTAGCGGTCTAGGCGGATGTGCACGCGGTAGTCGCCATCTTCGGTGGTGCCCCACATCTCCCAGGTGTCGTTGTTTTCGACGTCATCAAAGGCGTCGTAGCAGTGCGCGCCTTGATGGCGCGCACGCGACAAGAGGCCCCGGACGAGGTGTCGCCGCCAGCCGCCGAACGCGTGCGTGTCCCACTCGTTTGACGCGGTGCGGTATTCGGCAGTCTGCTCACGGTCAAGCAGGTCGCCGAGGTCGACGTGTGCGATCTCGTCGTGGCGGATGCTGCGGGCGATGGCGTCGCTGAGTTTGCTGATCATGGTGTCTCCCTGTTGCGAGCTGGCGTGCTCACACGCCGAAACCCCCGGCTTGAGACGGGGGGAATGCGGGGCGGGGTGTGGGGTGGGGTCACCAAACGTCGAACACCGGGATATCCTCGGCCTCAGATTCGTGACGGACACGTTGACCGGCCTCAAACAAAGACAAATTTGCCCAGGAAGAAAAATACGGACATATAGGGGATATCGGGCAGTCCCAAGAGTCTGTTTTTGACAGATATCCGGTTCGCACAACGCCTTGCGGCGTCGTGGTCGTGGCGACGTTGTAACATGGTGTAGGTTTCATGTTGTCTCCCTAGTGTGAGCTGGCGTGCTCACACCCCCATTATGCGCTTGATCCTACGTAGAGTCAAGTCTGGTCTCATAATTCTTTGAGTTTGGCGTTGTGACGCCACAGATCAAGGCTGATTCGTGTTTGGGGCGAATCCAGACGCATCGTCATGATCATGCCCGATCCATGGCGTTGCGACGCCAGATCAGGGCTTATTGTGGTTGAGG